CCGACCTATCTACGACCAAAGATCGCGAACCTACCGATCCGATGCTGATGGAGGACGTGGAATATAAATGCGAACAGACCAACTTTGACACGGTGCTGACCTACGCAAAGCTGGACCTGTGGGCGAAATTCCAGGACTTCCAGGTGCGTATCCGTAACGCCATCATCAAGCGCCAGGCGCTGGACCGCATCATGATCGGCTTCAACGGCGTGAAGCGTGCCAAAACCTCCAACCGCGCTGAAAACCCGCTGCTGCAGGACGTGAATAAGGGCTGGCTCCAGAAAATCCGCGAAGACGCGCCGGACCACGTACTGGGCAGCACCACCCAGGACGGCTCCACCACTGCAGGCGCGGTGAAGGTGGGCAAGGGCGGCGACTATGCTAACCTGGACGCCGTGGTGATGGATGCGGTCAATGAACTGATCGACGTAGTTTATCAGGACGATGATGAACTGGTTGTTATCTGCGGTCGTGAATTGCTGTCTGACAAGTATTTCCCGCTGGTCAACAAAGAGCAGGAAAACAGCGAGAAAATCGCCGCCGATCTGATTATCAGCCAGAAACGCATGGGGGGCCTGCAGGCGGTGCGCGCGCCGTTCTTCCCGGCTAATGCCCTCCTGATCACCCGTCTGGATAACCTGTCCATCTACTGGCAGGAGGATACCCGCCGCCGTTCTGTTATCGACAACCCGAAACGTGACCGGATTGAAAACTTCGAGTCCGTCAACGAATCGTATGTGATTGAAGATTATCGCTGCGCGGCCCTGGTCGAAAACATCACTATCGGTGATTTCACCGCGCCAGCTGCGCCGGAAGGCGGGGAGTAACGCATGAGCCTGAGTCCCGCACGGCAGCACCGCCTGCGTATTCAGGCCGAACAGGCCGCCCGGGAGGGCGGCAGTGTTCGCCATGCGTCCGGCTATGACCTGATGCTGCTCCAGCTGGCAGAAGACCGCCGCCGCCTCAAGGGTATCCAGTCCACCGTGAAAAAGGCGGCAATCAAGGTCGAACTTTTGCCGAAATATGCCGCCTGGGCGGAGGGCGTGCTGGCTGCCGGAGGTGCGCAGCAGGATGACGTGCTGATGTACGTGATGCTGTGGCGTATCGACGCCGGTGATTATGCCGGTGCGCTGGAAATCGGGCGTCATGCGCTGCGCCATGGCTGGGTGATGCCTCTGGGCAACCGCAACGTGCAGACCGTTCTGGTGGAAGAAATGGCGGACGCCGCACAAAGCGCCCTGCTGGCCGCCACCGGTTTTGATGCCGATCTGCTCCTGCAGACGCTGGACCTGACAACCGATCAGGATATGCCGGACCAGTCCCGGGCGCGCCTGCACAAAGCCATCGGCGCGGTACTGACCGAAAGCAACCCGGCTTCAGCCCTGAATCACCTTACCCATGCGCTGCAGCTCGATCCCCGCTGCGGCGTGAAAAAAGAAAAGCAGCAACTGGAGCGCAGATTGCGCAGTGACAGTCGCTAACGAACGTGCCCCGCGCACGGGCGGCACGGGGTGGCGAAAGGCACTGCCACATCAAAACCCCGTCCACCGCCCACTATTTCAGGAGAAAGCCGCATGCAGTTTATTGCGCCAGAACAGGCACCGGAACAGGCGGACGTTATTAAAAATACGCCGTTCTGGCCTGACGTGGATCTGTCGGAATTTCGCAGTGTGATGCGCACTGACGGCACGGTGACTCAGCCGCGTCTGAGGCAGGTTGCGCTTACAGCAATATCAGAGGTTAACGCTGAGCTGTACGACTTCCGCAACCGCCAGCAGATGCTGGGCTACCGGGATCTGGCTGACGTGCCGGCGGAAATGCTGGATGGCAAAAGCGAGCGCATTCAGCACTACCTTAACGCCGTCTATTGCTGGGCGCGCGCCGTGCTCAATGAGCGTTACCAGGATTATGACGCCACGGCGTCCGGGGTGAAGCGAGGGGAGGAACTGGCGGAGGCCAGCGGCGATCTGTGGCGTGATGCCCGCTGGGCTATCAGCCGGGTGCAGGATGCACCGCACTGCACGGTGGAGCTTATCTGATGAAAGTGCGTGCGCACCAGTATGACACGGTGGACGCGCTTTGCTGGCGTCATTACGGGCGTACGCAGGGTGTCACCGAGCAGGTTCTGCAGGCAAATCCGGGGCTGGCTGAGTATGGCCCTTTTTTACCGCACGGGCTGCAGGTGGAGCTGCCGGATATTCCGGCGACAACCACGGCGCAGACCGTCCAGCTATGGGACTGAATTATGACGCTTGAACGAATCAGCGCCTTTATCACGTATTGCATCGCTGTTTTGCTGGCATGGCTGGGCGATCTGTCGCTTAAGGATGCTTCAACGGTTGGCGGCGTGCTGATTGGTGTGCTGATGCTGGCTATCAACTGGTATTACAAGCACAAAACCTACCAGCTGCTGCGCCACGGGCAAATCACGCGGGGGGAATATGAATCCTTCAATCGTTAAACGCTGCCTTGTCGGGGTGGTGCTGGCTATCGCCGCCACGCTGCCCGGTTTCCAGTCGCTGAATACCTCCGTCGAGGGACTGAAGCTGTTAGCCGATTTCGAGGGGTGCCGCCTGCAGCCTTACCAGTGCAGCGCGGGTGTCTGGACTGACGGGATCGGCAATACGTCCGGCGTGGTGCCGGGCAAGGCTATTACGGAACGGCAGGCGGCGCAGGGGTTAATCAGCAATGTGTTGCTGACGGAGAAAAGGCTGGATGCCTGCCTGAAGGTCAGGCCCCCGCAGTATGTTTACGATGCGCTGGTAAGCATCGGCTTCAACGTGGGCACCGGCGCAATATGCCGATCCACCATGGTGTCTTACACCAACCGCCAGCAGTGGTGGCAGGCATGCAATCAGCTGCCGCGCTGGATTTACGTTAATGGTCAGAAAAATAAAGGGCTGGAGAACCGCCGTGCGCGGGAACTGGCCTGGTGCCTTAAAGGCGCTGGCGTATGACACGTGCATTAATTGTAGTGCTGGCGCTGACTGTTGCGACGCTGGGCTGGCAGTCCTGGCGACTTAGCAATGCCAGCCACACCATCGAGACGCAGGGCGTGGCGCTGAAAAGCAAAGCGCAGGAACTGACGAAGAAAAACAGCCAGCTGATCGGCCTGTACATTCTGACTGAAACCAACAGCCGGGAGCAGACGCGGCTTTATGCGGCGGCGGAGCAGACCTCCACGCTGCTGCGCAACCGTCAGCACCGGATAGAGGAACTGAAACGTGAAAATGAGGATTTGCGCCGCTGGGCTGATACTCCTTTGCCTGCTGACGTTATCCGGCTGCGGGAGCGTCCAGCCCTCGCCGGAGGTGCAGCTTACCGTGAGTGGCTGTCCCAGAGTGACGCAGTGTCGTCTGGAAAGGTCAGCGCCTCGCAGTAACGGCGATCTGAATGCGGTGCTGGATGAAACAGAGGCCGCCTGGGCGGCGTGTGCTGACAAAGTGGACACGATAATTGCGTGTCAGGAGCGAGACAGTGAACAAGCCGCAGTCTTTACGCAGCGCCCTGAATAAGGCGGTGTCGTATGTCCGCAATAACCCGGACAAACTGCACCTGTTTGTGGATAACGGCTCACTGGTGGCAACCGGGGCCAGCTCCATGTCATGGGAGTACCGCTACACCCTGAACGTGGTGATCGAGGATTTCAGCGGGGACCAGAATCTGCTGATGGCTCCCGTTCTGCTCTGGCTTACGGACAATCAGCCGGATGCCATTAATAACCCTGAGCTGCGCGAAAAGCTGTTCACCTTTGACGTGGATATTCTGCGCAATGATGTGTGTGATATCAGCCTGAACCTGCAGCTGACGGAGCGCGTGCTGGTCAGCGCTGACGGGGGCGTGTCGAGCGTTGAAGCGGTGCCGGAACCGGACGTACCGGAAGAAATGTGGACGGTGAAGCATGGGTGATCTGCAGAGGGTGGATGACTGGCTGGCAGCGTTGCTGGCGAATCTGGAGCCTGCCGCGCGCAGCCGCATGATGCGGCAGCTCGCGCAGGAGCTGCGCCGCACGCAGCAACAAAACATCAGGCTGCAGCGCAATCCCGACGGAAGCGGCTATGAGCCGCGCCGGGTCACGGCACGCAGTAAGAAGGGGCGAATTAAGCGCCAGATGTTTGCGAAACTTCGCACCACTAAATACCTGAAAACAACAGCCAGTGCGGACTCTGCCAGCGTGCAATTTGACGGCTCAGTGCAGCGCATTGCCCGCGTTCATCATTATGGTCTGCGTGATCGCGTCAGCCGCAAAGGGCCGGATGTTCGCTACTCACAGCGCCGCCTGCTGGGCGTAAATGATGATGTGGAAAGTCTTACCCGTGACACCCTGCTGCGCTGGCTTGCGCAGTGATCTTGTATCAACCATCACACAAGCGCCCGCGCTGCCCCCTGTTTCCCTCTGATGGCAACCTTTCATTATGAATGCACAACTGACCGAAATCATGCGCCTTATCACCAACCTGATCCGCACCGGCACCGTGACCGAAGTGGACCGGAAAAACTGGCTGTGCCGGGTAAAGGTGGGCGAGCTTGAAACCAACTGGATTAACTGGCTGACACTGCGTGCCGGTGCCGGTCGCACCTGGTGGTGTCCGTCACCGGATGAACAGGTGGTGGTGCTGAGCCTGGGCGGCAATCTGGAAACCGCCTTTGCGCTGCCCGCCATTTACTCCAATCAGTTTGCACCGCCGTCGGATTCCGTGGACGGCTGCGTGACGGAATACCCGGACGGAGGCTGGTTTGAGTACGAACCCGCCACCGGGCGCTGGCACGTCAAAGGTATCAAATCAATGGTGATAGAGGCGGCTGACAACATCACGCTGAAAACCGGTGAGTTTGTTGTGGAAGCAAGCAACACGCGCATAAACAGCGAGGTGGTGATCAATGGTGGCGTCACCCAGGGCGGCGGTGCCATGAGTTCTAACGGGATCGTGGTGGATAACCATGCCCATATCAAAGTTATGAAAGGCGGCGATACCTCGGGAGGCCCGGTATGACGCTCTATATCGGCATGAGTCAGGGTAACGGCAGGGCTATCACTGATACGGAACACCTGCGCCAGTCAGTACGGGATATTCTGCAGACCCCGCAAGGGAGCCGAATTGCGCGCCGGGAATATGGCTCCCTGCTGTCTGCCCTGATAGACCAGCCACAGAACCCGGCGCTGCGTCTGCAGATCATGTCTGCGGTCTACGTAGCCCTGAGCCGATGGGAGCCACGGCTTACGCTGGATTCCATCACTATCAGCAGCAGCTTTGACGGCTCAATGGTGGTTGAGCTAACCGGGAAGCGCAATAACGGCGCGTCTGTATCCCTTTCAGTGCCAACAGGAGCAGATAATGGCAGTAATTGACCTTTCCCAGCTCCCGGCCCCGCAGATTATTGAGGTGCCGGACTTTGAGGCGCTGCTTGCTGAGCGCAAGGCAGCTTTTGTAGCCCTTCATCCGGTGGATGAACAGGACGCGGTGCGGCGCACACTTGAGCTGGAATCTGAACCCGTCACCAAATTACTGCAGGAAAACACATACCGGGAAATCCTGCTGCGTCAGCGAATCAATGAGGCTGCGCAGGCGGTCATGGTGGCTTATGCCATGGGTAGTGATCTCGATCAGCTGGCAGCCATTAATAACGTAAAACGACTTACGATCATTCCCGGAGACCCGACAGCGATTCCGCCGGTTCAGGCGGTGATGGAGTCTAATAATGATTTACGCCAGCGCATACCGGCGGCAATGGAAGGTTTGAGCGTTGCTGGCCCATCTGCTGCCTATGAATTTCACGCGCGGAGTGCTGATGGCCGTGTGGCTGATGCGTCAGCTATCAGCCCGACACCGGCAAATGTCACCGTTACCATACTTTCCCGTGAAGGAGATGGAACGGCAGCAGCAGACCTGCTCGCTGTTGTGGCTGCCGCACTCAATGATGAAAGTGTGCGCCCGGTGGCTGACCGGGTAACAGTGCAGTCTGCCTCCATCGTGAATTACATGATTAATGCCCAGCTCTATCTCTATCCGGGGCCGGAGGCGGAGCCTATTAAAGCGGCCGCTATTGAGCGGCTGCAATCCTACATTAAAGCCCAGGCACGGCTGGGACGTGATATCCGCAGATCTGCCATTTACGGTGCGCTCCATGTGGAAGGGGTCCAGCGTGTAGAGCTGACTGCGCCTGCAGTTGATGTGGTGCTGGATAAATCAAAAGCGGCTTACTGCACAGCAGCAACCGTAATCATCGGGGGAACGGATGAATAGTCTGCTTCCCCCGGGATCGTCTGTCCTTGAGCGCCGACTGGCGCAGGCCTGCAGTGATATCAGCAACCTTGATGTGCCATTGCGTGACCTGTGGAACCCATGGAAATGCCCGGTGAAGTTTCTGCCCTATCTGGCGTGGGCGTTTTCGGTTGACCGCTGGGATGAAGCCTGGGCAGAGAACGTCAAGCGCCAGGCTGTCAGTGACGCCTTTTTCATTCACCGCCGCAAAGGGACGCTTGCTGCTATCCGCAGTGCGGTTGGCCCGCTTGGGCGAATCATCGGTATTACGGAATGGTGGGAAAACAATGCCACGCCTGGCACGTTCGAACTGGACATTGGAGTGCCGGAAAGCGGCATGACGCCAAACATGAATATCGAAATGGACCGACTGATCAGTGATGCCAGGCCCGTCAGTCGTCACTGCTCAATCAATATTGTGCAGGAAGTGCCGGGTTATCTGTATACCGGCGGGGCCATCTATGACGGCGACATTATTACGGTTTATCCAGGGTAATTATCATGGCGAAATTTAAAACTATTATCACCACAGCAGGTGCCGCAAAAATCGCGGCGGTTCTGGCTGGCACCGCCAGCATTGTTCTGGACAATACCGCAAAAATGGCCGTGGGTGATGGCGGCGGCACGCTGCCCACTCCGAACCCTGCCCAGACAAAACTGGTCAGGGAGGTTTACCGCGCGCCGATTAACAGAGCGAGCATTGATGCCAGCGATCCGAAAAATATTGTTGTTGAACTGGTGATTCCACCGGAAAAACCGGAAACGAGTGGATTCTGGCTCCGTGAAATGGCGCTGTATGATGCCGCCGGAACACTTCTGGCCGTCGGCAATATGGCAGAAACCTACAAGCCATCATTAAGCGAAGGTGCCGGGCGCAAAATGGTGATCCGCATGGTGATTGCGGTCAGCGAGGTCAACGCGATCGCCATCACCATGGACACGTCAACCGTGATGGCCACGCAGGATTATGTTGATAGTGAAATCGACAAGCACGCAAAATCCCGCAACCACCCGGACGCTACCCTGACTGCAAAAGGCTTTACGCAGCTCAGCAGCTCGACAACCAGTACATCAGAAACGCTGGCCGCAACCCCGAAAGCGGTAAAAACCGTCATGGATGAGGCCAAACTTAAAGCGCCACTTGCAAGCCCGGCGCTGACAGGCACGCCGACGGCACCGACGGCTGCTGCAGGTAATAATTCGCAGCAGCTCGCAAACACGCCG